GAAGCATTTAACGAAATGACTGGAAATGTATACGATTTAAACAATCCAGCAAATGCACTTAAGCGAGCAAATTGTTATCCATCTGCATTTTATTCAGGTGAGTCTGTCGGTGAAGAACCATCGATTCGTGGAAGAACATTGTATATTCCTATTAATACATGGTTCACTCTGGATAGTCGTTGCGCCTTCCCCTTGGTTGCCCTTCAATATAATGAACTTCATATAAACGTAACAATGCGTCCAATCGAGGAACTTTTTCAAGTGCGTGATGTTTTTGATTCAACAAACAAGTTTCCATATTTGCGCCCCGATTTCACCAAACCACAATTTCAAATATACAGATACTTACAAACGCCGCCTTCTGATGATTTGAGTCCAGTTAATTATCCAAATAAATTGACGGGGTGGAATGCGGACGTTCATATTTTAGCAAATTACTGCTTCTTATCAAAAGAAGAAATTCGAACATTTACGGGGGAAGACCAGATATATTTAATAAAAGACGTGATGGAATACAACTATGAAAACGTCACTGGTTCCAAGAAAATCAAGGTTCAAACCACTGGGATGGTTGCTAACTGGATGTGGTATTTACAACGCAATGATGTGTATATGCGAAACGAATGGGGCAACTATACAAATTGGCCTTATCGAAACATTCCTCAAAATATTCAATCCGCAAGTCAAAATCCAGCACCAAACAGTACACTTGGAATTGGTAAAGGCCCACTTTTGAACCCGAATGAGTCAAATACCGGTATTTTTGTTTCAGGTGTGTTCAATGTAGAAAATCAAAAACACATTTTGGAAACGATGGGTATATTATTCAATGGCGAATATCGCGAGAATGTTTTGACTCGTGAAGTATTTGATTATGTGGAGAAATATACACGCACAGGTGGTTTTACTAACAATGGTATATATTGCTATAATTTTTGTCTGAATACGAATCCGCGCGAATATCAACCGTCGGGCGCAGTGAATATGTCGAAATTTAAATCAATTGAACTAGAAATCAGCACATATGTTCCGCAAATTGATACTGTAAATTCCAATTATCAAGTTCAATGTAACCCAGATGGTTCCATTATAATTAATACACAGTCATCGTGGCGTCTCTATGAATACAATTTCAATATGAAATTATTTGAAGAGCGATATAATATTTTGTCGTTTATTGGTGGATATTGTGGGTTATTGTATGCGAAATAAGTTTAGATAGACAGTATATAGAATGTCTTTACAAAATGAATTATCGAAAATGGAACAAATAAATTATAAACAAATAAAGTTGATGAAATCTATTTATGACGATTCTTATGATGATGCTGAATTGTTTATTAGTAATAAAGGTGGTAAAAAATATAACAATAATTACGAAGAAATAAAAAGTGTTCATAAAAATAATAATAATTATGTTCTTAAAGAAGGTTTGAAAAACAAAAATGCAGAAAATGATTTATTAAAATCAATAAATAAAGGTATAGATTCAAAAATGTCGAATTCAGATAACGACATTTTAAAAGACGCATTCAGTGTTATAATGGTAATTGGAATAACACTAGTTTCATGGAAAAACATAATTCATAAAACAACTGGTGCCGTTGATACCACGGGATTTGATAAATTGATTATAGTCCCTGTTTTCAATAAAATCATTGAAATCTTAAAACTTTTAATTAAGGCGGCTGATACAGCAAAAAACGCTTATAATGTTTATAAAATGGGAAATGGAAAGATGTTTGGTGGAACTGTTCAAGATAATATATCAAGTTTGGGCAATAATGTAAAAGAAGGTTTGTCTACAGGTTCGGACACAGATATGGGCAAGGCCATTGGAAAATTGAGCAGTGCCGCAGATATGGGCAATGCCATTGGAAAATTGAGCAGTGCCGCAGATATGGGCAAGGCCTTTGGAAATTTGAGCAGTGCCGAAAATGTGGACAATGCCATTGGAAAATTGAGCAGTGCCGCAGATATGGGTGCTGGCTTAGGAGCAGATTTGGTAAATAATATGCTAAACACAGACGACATTGATATGTTTGATATTAAAAAATGGTCTCAAGACCAAAAAGTCACATTTTGGATAATTTTATATATCCCATTGTTTTTATTAAGTAGATTCATGATAGATAAATTTTCAAAAGTAATAGGATGGTTTTATAATGTGAAATGGATTGATATTTTTAATTTTATTATTTTTGGAAAAGGTTCTGGTGATAATTTATTTCCAGAATTAGGATTGTATAATCCACCTAAAAATCCGTGGTTAATCACTGTGTTTTCAGTATATTTTGTCTATTTGGCTATTAAAGTATTTATTGATTATATGACTTTTTGGACACAGATTCCCGTATTTTTCTTAATCTTTTTGTGCCTATGGTTTGGTGCTGTAATGTATCCATTTTTAAATATATGTAGTTTTATATTTTTTGTGATAACGGCTGCTTACACGCTATTCATGCCGTCTAAATTTTATCACGATAATGGAAAGTGGTTTCCTCATTCATTTATGGACACACTTAATAAAGAATTACCTGGCGATGAAAACAAACATATAAAAATATTTATTGACTTAACATATCGAATTTTTATTTTTCTTAGTGCTATCATTTTTATTTATAAATCATTTAAATTAAATTCGAGTAAATTAAAAAAAACGTATGCATCTATTTCAATAATTTTTACATTGATATGGTTAGCGTTTACTTGGAAAGAGTATTCTAAATCTTCTGATATAGTTCCAGAACCTGTTTTACCCAATACCAATATAGATAAATCTATTATCACATCAGGTGTAATCTAGACATAAGTGCTCTTTATGGTTAACTATATATAATACAAACCCTAGTTTTATACATGACAACTGTTGTAAAAACTAATTCCAATAACCTGAACTGGTAAAAGTAGATTGTAAACATATTACATTGAAAACAACATAAATATATTAAAATAAATATATTTATTCTGATGACGAAAAAACACGCTCATTATTCAAAGTTGAAAAAAAAATATTATCCGTTAGTAAGTGTTTGTACCCCCACATTTAATCGTCGTCCATTTATTCAGACAATGTTGGAATGTTTCAAGCATCAGACTTATCCCAAGGAGCGAATTGAATGGATTATTGTGGATGACGGCACAGACAAAGTGCACGATCTAATTGAAGCTGCTAATATCCCTCAAATCAAATACTTTGAACTCCCAGACAAGCTTCCTCTCGGTGCAAAAAGGAACTATATGCATACTAAATGTACGGGTTCCATCATAGTGTATATGGATGATGACGATTATTACCCTCCAGAGCGTATTGAGCACGCAGTCGATATGTTGACTGAGCACCGCAACGCAATGTGTGCAGGGTCGAGTGAAATCTACATTTATTTCAAACATATCAAGAAAATGATTCAATGTGGACCATATGGTCCAAATCACGCGACTGCAGGGACGTTTGCGTTTCGCGCTGAACTTTTGAAAAATAATCGTTATAATGATGACGCAGCTTTGGCGGAGGAACGTGCTTTTCTGAAAGATTATACGGTGCCGTTTGTCCAATTGGATCCGTTAAAGACGATTTTGGTTTTTTCACATGAACATAACACATTTGATAAGCGCAAACTACTTGATAATCCGCATCCCGATTTTCTTAAAGAAAGTCCCAAAACCGTGGATATGTTTATAAGAGGTAAGGGTGAGGCACATATTAAGAAGTTTTTTATGGATGATATTGATAAGTTACTTGAGACATATGAACCAGGTGAACTAAAAATGAAACAAGATGTGTTGAAACAGATTAAAGAAATTGAGAAAGACCGAGCGCGCATGGTTGCCGAAGAACAGGCAAAGAGCGGACAAATTATTATGCAGCAACCAGGTCAGCCGCCAATTGCTCTAAATCCAACGCAGGTGGTTGAACTCATTAAGGGTCAACAGGCTCAGCTCGAACAGCTTTCTAAGAATGCCCACCAGTTAGAGCAGATGAATCATCAGTTACAGCAATTATTGATTTCTAGACAGCAAGAAATAATGAAATTAAATACTGAAAATAGCATGTTAAAAAAAGCATTTGACCCTCAGCAAGTCGCAAATGCTTCGTCCGCAGTCTCATCTGATTATCCAATTATCAATAAGCCTTTAGACCCCCCTTTATCCACCAGTAAATCCACACCGACATTTACTATAACAGATCCCAATCTATTGTAAGGTGTATACCGGTAAAAACATCATATACATAATTATTGTATATGATGTTTATCTACTCATCTTCCAAATCATCAATTTCCTTAATATCTACCTTTTTCACATTGCGGTCGATATATCTATAGATTCGTTTGATATCAAGTTTTGTTATTTCATATGTCTCAAACATTTTTTCAAGCGCATTCATTATATTTATGTTATTTATAAAATCATCATTATTTTGTAACCCATAATGTGATCTGAATTCTTGGAAATACGCAATCAAATCCTTTTTGTCCATATCCAATTTCTGACACAGTGCATAAATAAACTCGGTATTATTGTATTCGGTCGAATATTTTGTAAGCACTTTAGTGAACCGAATTTCTTGGGTCGGTGGTTTCTCTGGAAATACTTTGTGAAAAATACGATTGTTGTTGAACGTTTTCATCAAACTACTCATTTCATTGAAATGCCATATTTGGTTCTGGAACGTTATGCGGTCAATATAATCCGAAAAACACGTATTATCAAGAAACCGTTGATAAAAAGGCAGCGATTTGCGCGGGTCCTTCGGCATATAATCAACAATGTTTTCATGCCATAGAAGCGCCACCGTTGTTCGGTCAGTCTCATTCATCAATTTATTGTGGTCGGTCATATTGTATTTGCGTGTTAAAAGCGACTGTGTTATCTTATTTGTATCCTCGTTGAACGTCTTTACATTAAGTATTTTATTTAATATTTCAGGGTCAATTGAATCTGGACTCTTTATGTAAAGTGTCTGTATAAATTTGAGTTTTCGTAAATCACCCATCACGTATTTCTCTATAACCATTTTCTTTTCTTCAGCTATTGTCGGAAACAAATGTGTTATTAATTTGTGTGTTTGTGTTTCGGTGGGTGTTTTTAATTCAAACACATTACATACCTTAAGCAATTCTTTGATTTTCTTGTCTACGTTATAATTGCCTATACAAAATATTGGGTTCAACGTCATACTCTCCATTTTTTGTTTCTTTGTCTTTTTTTGGCGTATCAGTTTTATGAGCGCGGTCAAGCCGCCCTTGTCGCCGCTATTCATACCGTCAATCTCGTCCATAACAATTGCGATTTTGCGAACTTTCTTATACATCATATCCAATACGTTTCGTGATGATATATTGTTGCTCGCAATATTGTCTATCAAACTCTTGTTTCGTGCATCCCCCGCGTCATAGCGTATAACATCATAATTCATTTCTTTCAAAACGCTGGTCACAAATTCTGTTTTTCCCACACCCGACGACCCATATATGTAGAACCCCTTTTTGAAATTTAAATTATTAATATTCTTATCAAAATTTGTTAGTAGTTGTTTTATTTCGTTTGCAACTGTGTTTCTCTCAAATATGTTGTTTAATAAATCGGTTGTGAGAGCCATAGTTGAATAGTAAATATATTTTATGTGTAATTACTATTCGGATACATTGTTTTTATCGTTTTTTAACG